CTACCAGATGCCTTAGTTTTCAAGTAATATTCACTGGTATTGAAGCAGAGGGAGAAGAAGAAGATACAGTACATGGCGGAGCTATGTGGGCAAGGATGCCCATAACCGCGCTAGTGGCAGACATACCCTTTGAAGAATGGCCAGAACCTATGGCTGTTCACGATGCACAACCTTGGGACTGTTCGTCTCATCATAATTCTGTATATGTTATAGATAGAGCTACACCTTGTCCCTGGCTTGCAAAAATAGACGGACAATTTTTTCCAGCCAAATATTTATTTACAGTAGATTATGCAGAAAACGAGATAGCTGATGACCCAGCGCAGCATAAACAAAGTCATGTTATGCAACTTTTAGATGCTGGTGAATGGACTGGAAATATAGTTGCCTTACCTAACAATAGAGTAAGAGTTACACATCCAGCTTGGTTTGTAACAGGAGACGGTCCACCAGATTTTCGTCCATCTGCACATATACATTATTCAAAGTCTGATTTAGACTATACGTTGGATGTGAACAGAATTTTTGATAATCTATACGCGGAGGATGAATAATGGCTGATTTATCAATAGCACAAAAAAGAAAACTTATTAAAGAACTAAAAGGCGCTTCAAGACTGCATGCCAAACAAGCTGCACAGATTGAAAGGTCTTTAAAAGGTACTAAAAAGAAAAAATAATGGCACTTTCGGGCAGTACAGATTTTGAGCCTAATGTAACTGAGTTTGTAGAGGAAGCATTTGAAAGATGCGGTATAGAGCTTAGAACTGGTTACGACCTCAGAACAGCTAAAAGATCAATAAATTTAATGTTGGCTGAGTGGGCAAACAGAGGTTTGAATCAGTGGACAATTGAACAAACTACGCAAGCTCTAACAGAAGGTACTGAATCTTATACACTTAACGCAAACGTAATAGATATACTTGATATGTCTTTGCGAAGAACAGTTAATTCAGAAGTGACCGATACAAGCATGACAAGGATAAGCAGGTCTGAATATCTAAACATACCAAATAAATCTACCAAAAGCAGACCGTCTCAATTTTTCTTTGACAAGTTAACGACACCTGTTATTAAAGTTTGGCCATCACCAGAAAATTCTACAGATGTTCTGTTATTTAATAAGATAGTCAGGATGGATGATGCAGATACCGCTATCAACACTATGGATATGCCTTTTCGTTTTTATCCGTGTTTTGCAGCGGGCTTGGCATACTATATATCAATAAAAAGAGCGCCAGATCGCATGCAAATGTTAAAAGCTGCTTATGAAGAAGAATTTAGAAGAGCAGCAGACCAAGATGAAGATAGGGCTTCTTTTCGTATCAAACCATCTATGAGGAGTAGTTATTAGTGGCTTATGCCGTTGGAAAATTCGCAAAAGCACTTTGCGACAGATGTGGTTTTGAATACAAGCTACACGAACTTAGAGAGGAATGGAACAATCTTAAAACTTGTCCATCTTGCTTTGAGCCAAAAGCTCCGCAAATTGATCCAAGGCCAGTAGTAGTAGATCCAGAGGCTTTATATAAGCCAAGACCGAACAATGACAAAGAGGTAGGAGAAGGGTTCGTAGTAATATCGGACTCAAACAACTTTACTTCTACAAGCATAAATTCTTTGTCTATGAATCCGTCAATTCTAGGTAGTAATTTTTCTACACCTGAAATGACAGGTAGTGTTGGAACAGTTACAATCACAACATGACTTATACTCAATTATTAACACTAATTAAAAGTTTTCTCGATTACGATGAGACAACCTTTAATGACACTATCCCTGATTTTATTAAAAATGCAGAAGATAGAATATTTAATTTAGTACAAGAAGATTTCTTTAGGAAAAACGTAACAGGTAATCTTACGACAGGTAGTAGATTTTTGACTTGTCCAAATGATTTTATTTTAAGTTTTTCGTTAGCAGTTATTGATAGTTCTAGTGACTATCGTTTTCTGGATAAGAAACACCCTAGTTTTATGCAAGAGTTTACTCCTGATATTACTGATACCAGCCTGAGAGGGCTGCCTTTGTATTACGCTGACTTTGATAAGGAATACAGCACTTCTGGAAGTTCTGGAACCACAATCGTTGTCGCGCCTTTACCAGATGCAGACTATACAGTAGAGCTGCATTATTTATACAGACCAAACAGTTTAGTTACTGATACCAGTGGCACTTGGCTTTCTAATAACGCCAGAGATGCTCTGCTTTATGCCTCTTTAGTTGAAGGCTATACATTTATGAAGGGTGAACCAGATCTACTAGCAACTTACGAAAACAGATTCCAACAAGAAATTGCAAGATTGAAAAATAGGGCTGAAGCAAGAGGAAGACGCGACGAGTATCGCTATGACTCTCTTCGGACAAATGTAAGTTAAAAGGAGAAAGTATGAAGCCTATCAAGAAACTTGAGGGCAAGACTGTAGCTATAGTAGGTATGGGACGTAGTTGGTTTGACTACAATCTTGCTAAATCACATGGAGTGCATTTTGACGAAGTATGGGCAATCAATGCAGTTGCTGATGTAATATTCCATGATCGTATATTTATGTTAGATCCAGCTAGTCGGTTTTTTGACTCTGATGATGCGGGTGGTCAAACAGAGTCTATGAAAAAAATATTAAAAACACACGAAGGGCCGATATATACGTGTGAGCTAGATAAAAGAGCAAAAGGTTTAGTTCTCTATCCTATAGAAGAGGTTGTAAGAGATTTGAACTGTTACTATCTGAATAATACTGTAGCTTATGCTATAGCGTTTGCCCTTTGGAATAAAGTAGGCTGTTTAAAAATGTTCGGTGTAGATTTTACTTATACTGGAAATTTATATTTTGCAGAATCTGGCAGAGGCTGTGTAGAATATTGGCTTTCAAAATGCCAAAACGACGGCATGCAAATTGAGGTAGCTAATTCTTCTACTTTGTTAGATACATCTATACCTGTAGAGGATAAATTATACGGGTATCATAGACTAGATGATCCTAAAATAATCGTACACGATCAAGAAAACAAATTACGTGTTTTTAATAAAAGCCAAATAGAAGGCAGACCAGCAGATGAGCAGAAACCTATGCTTATGGACAGATACGATACACATCTTAAAGAAGTAAAAGCAGGAGATCCGAAAGTATGGTAGACGATATAACACCTGGCGCTTTGCCATCTTTGGGCATCATAGAGGCTAAAACATCTAGCTTTGGTGGACATCCACCTGAGTTCTGGGCTGATCGCATAACTGAAAAAATAGTAAGTGTTTCCGAGGATAATGAACCGCATATCCAAGAACAAGCTAGAGTGTATAAAGATGCAATAAGACAGGTTTGTTTAATTTATATAAAAAATGCTATAAAATCCTATAAAGCTACACTCATTCAAGAGTTAATAAAAGCTGGCGAGGAAGATGTAGCTAAAATTGTAAAAAGGATATAAATATGGCTATTTCATCAACATTAACAACCAGCTTCAAAAAGGAGCTGCTAGAGGCTGTCCATAACTTCAAAAACTCAGGTGGAGATACTTTCAAACTTGCTTTATATACAAGTTCAGCAACTTTAGGAGCTACTACAACTGCGTTTACAACAACTGGACAAGCGTCAGGTACAAATTACACTTCTGGTGGTGCAAACCTTACTAGAGTTGATCCTACTTCGAGCGGTACTACTGGTTTTACAGATTTTGCCGATTTGACGTTTGGAACGGCCACGATAACTGCAAGAGGTTGTATGATATACAACTCAACTGACAGCAATAAATCTGTCGCTACAATAGATTTTGGTGGTGACAAAACTTCTACTGCTGGTGACTTTACAGTAGTAATGCCT